AAATTGTTCTGTTATCTGTTCAAGCAGAATACTTGGATCTCTTTCAATGAAATTACGCATGGCTCCAGTTCACCTCCAGTTTTTCACCATCAAAACTTATACCAGTTATTTGCGCGCGTGGTTCATTTTTTACAAGCATATTTGCAATATCTGAATTTGCAATTATGTTTTGATCTGTACCATCAATAATGTCAGAATTCATCCCTGCCGCAGACATAAATGGTGTTTCTCCAATATGCATCTCAATTAGATTATTTATATTCTGCTGTATGGTTTGTTCTCCTGATAAATTCCAATCTATTACTTTCATGGTTGTCCTCCATTTACTCTGTCAAATCACTGTCGTATCCTTCTGCAGTTGTGCTTTCATCTTCTGTTTCGGTAGTCCATCCAATATGCTCTTTCATTGATACCGATAGATCAGCTCTCCATATTTGTCCTTTTTGGTAAGTGAGTTTTGATTCGCTTACACCAGTGATGATCCATTGTTTTCCGTCACTTTTATTCCCAATAAAAAGCGTGCTGACTACTTTGTTATCCATCATGGATATGAGTGTCTTTAATTGATATTCAATGTTTCCACATATATCTCTTCTCAATATCATTGTAAATGTCATTTTACTAAGCTCAGGCCCTTTGAATATCGTAAGCGGTCTCCCGCCATCTACTTCTTGATCTTGTGTAGATACACTATGGCTACGTGTCATTGAACTAAATGTAACAGCAGTGTTGCTGTTAACGTAAAATCTTATACTCCCGAAGCTTCCTATATTGGCCATTACAGCACCCCCAATAATACGCCACTACCGTATCCGTTTGAGTAAAATGCCACAGCCACGCGATCTCCGATTATAATATCTGCTGGATCAATGTGTTTTGGCACATCAATATCAGCAGATACCGTTCGCTCTGTCCCCATAACATATACTCTGATTTTTTTTACTGAAATTGCAGCTTGTACTATGCAAGTTTTTATCATACTAACCGCCTCCCCGTACAGTAAAGTTGCTTCCGGCTGTAGCTATAACAAACTTCGGTAACTGCAAAAGTACCTCTTGTCTCATATCCTTGTATTATCATTCGATTCCCAGCGCAAATGCGCTGGTTAGAATCGCAGTACACCGACACCGTGTACTCTGTCCGATTGCGTCTATATGCAATGCCTGTGGCCAGTCTGTGAGCCTCTCCTCCGCTATATACAGGTACATCATCTATATATAATTCTGTCCCGTATGTGCAGCTAGAAGCAACTTTGTCTTTATGTACATTATCTCCGTCATAATATTCAACACTCACAGATCTAACAAGTCCGCTATCATCAGAAATAAACCGAGGAGGCTCTGCAGGTATTATGGTTACTATTGGCTGTGAATTAATAATTGTATCATTTGTGATCACAATTTTATGATTAAATAGCTTGAAATCGCATGATTCACGCAGACATAAATTCTCCAATAATCCAATTGTGTTGAGCTTAATACGATCGAATCTACGATAAATAGCATTTACGCCAGAAATGTTTTGCAGCGCATATCCGCCTAATTCCTTTGTAGCTTCCAGTAATAACTCCATGAATGTAATTTGTTCATAGGTTTTTGTTATCGGAGATAACGCTTTTAACGGATATGCATAACAGTTTATATCTTGCATATCCCTTTGCTCCTCTATTTTTGATATATACATTGATCCGCTGCTGATCTGATTCACTACAAATTCAATGGCATCATTCTTTTTAAATTCAACATATGATGATGTTTTTGATATATAAAGTTCATCAGATTGGCAGCATGTCCTGTCCTTATATTCGGCATTAATAAGTTTAATTTTTGAAGTAATATCCTTGTCATTAAGCAAAACCTGCATATTACCGCCTCCACTCCGGAAGCATGGTTGGCTTCTGTTTTTTTATGATAGGCAGTGATACTGTCTCCCCGCCCTCAAAAATAACAATACCCGCATACTGAGGATTGGCTACCATTAATTCAGCAATGCGGGTAGAGTTTCCGTAATATTGGACTGCTATCATATCCCACCGTTCACCGGCAGCAGCTATGTGCGTTTTTCCTATTTTAAGTGTTTCCGTGTTATACTGCACCTACACGCACCCGCTTTCTGATCAGTTCATCAAATAGCCTTTCAAATTCATCAAGTGCTCTCTTCATAGCATCCGTGATCGGTTCCCCGTTGCTGTATATATTCGGAGCAAAAGTAATACTATAATAATCACCGCTTCCAGGTGCCTGTCCAGTGCCTATCATCGCAGCTCTTGCTAATGCTTGTGATCTTGGATTATTGTTGTATGGTACAACCGCCTCAGTATCTCCACCTTCACCAAGATATTTTATTGCAGGTCTGGTAACAAGTCCTCCGATAGCAAGACCTTCTATTTGCTCTCCCTCTGTTTTCGTTTTCACTGTTACCGTGGCATCTTTTTTACCAAAAAGTTTTCCGAACCATTCACCTAACGATTTAAACCAATCAACAATTCCTTTAATACCGCTTACAATTCCTTCTTTGATTTTTTCCCAGTTTTTATAAACCGCAATAATTCCTACGGCAAGCAGTGCAATTGCAGCAATAATGGCCAGTATAATCCATGTCATAGGATTTGCCATAGCAGCTATATTAAATTGCCATTGCATTATTGTTAATACTGCAATGGCTGCCGCAATTCCCATAATTATAGGTATCACATAGTCTTTATTCTGAATAAGGAAAACAATAGCTTTACTTATACCATTTATAATTTTCGGAATATAATCTAATGCTTGAAGCACTTCCGGTTTTGTAAGCATATCTGCAATTGCTTTGTAAATATTCGCTTGTTCCGGCATTATCATCGTCCCCAGTTTTTCTTTTATGCCAGCAATTGTATTCTCTGATTGCTTCATTTTACCCAAATCAGTCTTTGCAAGTGCTTCGTTCACTCCGCCTACATTCATGGCCAACGCTTCTGTGAGCGCATTTATTTTTTGCTGTTGAGTACCAAATTTAATTGCTTTCTTCTGATTGTCATTCATTATGATTCCATATCGTGTAAGTGCTCCAACCTGTCCCGTTGTAGCCTTTCCGATAAGGTTTGCTATCTGCACTGCGTCCTGCTGTGTAGCATTTACACCTTTTGATTGTGCAAGCAAGTCCGCCATGCCTGTGCTTAAAGATTTTATTTCGGCACCGTTGAGCTGGAATGTCGCAAGTTGCTGCATTCCCGAAACAATGATATCATCATCAATAATGCCAATCGATCGTAACTGATCCGCATATGATGTCAGTTCGTTTGTGGTTTTAGCGTAAATATCTGCACCTTTTCCTTGCAGTGATACCACATTCTTTAAAAGAGCTTCTAATTTTGCTTGCGCCTGCAACATATTGTTTGCTTCCGATGTCCAATCTTCCATCATACTAAGTGCGCCGCGCAAAGAAATATATCCAGCAAGACCGGCCACTGCTGTTTTTAGCGTTCCTCCAATTTTACCAAATGCATTGTTCATAACAGAGGTTTGTTTTTTGGTGTTATTTGCTGCCTTATTTACCTGTGTATTTACACCGGTCATGGCTGTTACAAAACTACTTAATATCTGCCCTCCAATTGCGATATTGGTTGTATAAGTCTTTGCCATATGTTACCTCCTGTTTTGCATTTTTGTCTCGTCATACTGGGCATTTTGTTCAGTTATAATTGACATTATTTCGTTCCAATGTCCCACCAATTCTATGAAGGGTATGTGCTCTGTTACCGAATAATTATCGCTGGTTTCCTTTGAAAGAAACGCTCTAATGTTTTTCAGCTTCTGATCGAGCAAATCATCCTCCGCATAGGTATACTCATCTTCACTTAATCCGTAGAATTGGAGGATTGTACGAAAAAATATAATACAGCGTTCTTAATTGCATATATATCTCTTGCAGACATTTTCCGGATAAGTGCGTATTGTGTTTGTGAACACATATTGAAAAATCTTAATCCATATTGCATTTCAAATTCAGGATTCATAACCTTCCTACGCAGTATTTTTGAATACACTTCTTTTAACTGCTTTCTTTGATAGGCATTAAAATCTTCAAAGTTGTACGGTATTTCTTTTACGATCTGCCCATCTTCTAATTCGATTTCATCTGCCAGAATTAAAGTCCCAATTGGCTCTGTAGTTGAAACATCCGCTGAATTAAAATAATTGCTGTATGCCATCCCCAGCTTATAGATGTCAGATCCTTTTAAATTGATCAGATCATTAAACGGTATGCCCGCGGCTACGGACATAATTTTCATTTGAAAATCATCCTCGCTGCCGATAACGGGCATTGTTCCGCCTCCGGAAATAAACTGTTTTTCTTCAATATCAATATACTCATCTGCCGATATCCTTTTGAAATCATAGGTGAGCTCATTTTTTACGGTTCCGTTTATATCAATCCCATGCTTCAGCTTGATGGTACCTGTTATATAATCTGCAGGAGATTTGCTTGTGTTCTCTGCAAGTGCCTTTTCAAATTCATCCATGGCCGTTTTAATTTTGGGCATACTGTATTCTCCTCTCATTTATAAGAAAAGGCGCGCTCCTCACAGAACGCGCCACTCTTCACATTATCCTAAAGCTGTTCTCAGTTCTTTTAGTACATCTATTCCATTATGGTAAAAGATATCGTTAAGCTTGTCAATTTCAAGCTGCACTTCTCCATTTACAATGCGCTTGTAATAAGAGCAGGACAGTTCTACCGTGTATTCCTGCGCAGCTCCCTGCTCTCCATCAGCACCTGGATCCTTTGTACAACGCCCTTTGCAAATATGAACAATTGTTTTATACGATAAATTACCCGTAGCTTTATCGTAATAAGACACTGCCTGCGTGATCCTGACCGTTGCACCATTTGGGCTGGTAAGTGTGCTTTGCTGAACGGTCTGCGAAGTAGTGGTCACCGTTAGAATAAGATCCCCCACCTCATTCGGATCCGGAACACGTAGCTTTCCAATAATACCCGATCCAGAAATTTCCGTATCCCCATACTCCAAACTTGGCGTTGTAACCTTGGTACTATCCGGAATTTCTTCGAATTTATCTTCTCTGTAGACATCAACAGATTGTCGTGTCATCTTAGCTGTAATTTGATTTGACATGCTCTTTACCTCCTATTATAAATTGGCATTATAACGAACAACCGCCGTTATAGATTTGATCAGGGTTGCGCTTCGGAACTGCAGATCAAAAATAAAGTTTCCACTGGCCAATGCCTGCTCCAGCGTCAAACTGCCACTGAATGCGATTGTGCCGCCCTCAATGGCTCCCAGACCTCTCAATGCAGCCAGACGAGTGTTATATATATCGACAAGCTCATTGGCTGTCCTGCGCGTCAATGGGGTATCAATCACATCCAAGTAATTCCTGACAAAATCATTACGGATATAGTCCGTCATAATTATTGCAACATCGTCTACTTGGCCAGCATCGATTGTTCCGTCTGCGGTATAATTCGAAAATGAATTTCCCCAATATCTCCATTGCCCCCTGATGAAGTAGCAGGTCGTGATTCCGATAGAATTTAATGTATCTGCATCAGCCTGTGTAATTTTGATAGCCACTCCTGCGCTGGTGACCAAAGCTTCGATGTTTGCCGCTTTGTTTGAAACGCATATATACGGTATGTCTCCTGCGCTCTTTACAGCATCCATATAGGTTGCTATTGCACGGGCTGCATTACGTACCAGCAGTCCACCTACCAGGCCATAAAAGGTAAATCCTTTCATCTTGGCAGATGTAATTCCCTTTGTTGACTGCTCTGTGACAGCATTTGCAACGGTATCGGCTGCATACTGATAGGCTGCCCATGCGTTAAATCTGCTGTTGATCTGTCCTTCTGCAATCTCTATGAGCTTTTGATATACCTTCTGACCAGTTGATCCGGTCACATATGTATCTTCCCATCCCTGCGCGGCAACGATGCTTGGAACAATACCGGTATCAATTTCAATGGTATCCAGTAAATCAAACGCTGTGCCGATTCTGCAAGCGGTGAATACAGTCTTTTTATATCCAATGCTTTGCGCACTGGACAGAGATCCTGTTATATCATCAATCTGTACTGTTCTGCCATTATTGATGTGGTGAGCGGAATAGTCTGTTCCATATACTTTTCCGGTTATAGTGATTGTAGCAGGAACAATATCCTGCCCTTCAATCGTTGCTTTTCCGTTCACGAAAGTCACCGATGCTGTAGTTGCTGTTGCATCAACCGTTGGCGCTATTGCAGCGGTAATCAGTAATATAGGTCCTACAGCAAGCCCATTTTTAAAGTGCGCATATGCTGCCTCGGATAAACTATACTCTTTGTTCCATCCGCCTGTTATCGGTTCATAATAACCGATTTTTGCAGCCACATCTTCTATTGTGCTGCAAAGGTATGCCTTACCGGCTTTGTCTGCCCAAGCAGCCTCTCCGCTCTGCCATATAGGTGCTCCACCAAAATAACATGGAATGATTGAGCTTGCCTTTGGTGCTGCTGCGATTGTGTTTCCCCGTTCCGTATAAACCCCGTGTTTATAACTCATTTGTGTTACCTCCATCCGTTATTCATATTTGGCACCGCCAGGCTGAATTCTACATACCCGAATGAATACGGATATGTTGTCATACTGTCGGTGTAGTCACCTATTTCAATGTCTCCGTCAATGGCAAATTTACCATCGATATTCTGCGCTTCATTTAACTTTGATGATACATATTCAAGTATGTTCCATAGATCAATATAACTTCCCATGTCTGCCGCCGAATAATAACCAGTATTTGATTGTTCCGGTCTGTATTCATCTTGACTTGTTATTCCTATTTGCACTCTTATGGGTACCATATATGTATCATCACCAGTGCTTTTATTAATTGGTTTTGATATTCCAATAAGCATATAGCTGCCATTCTTCTCTATTGATATTGGCTGAAAGTTTTTGTGCGGAAGTTGCCCCAATAATACAGGTGGCGGTGAATCAATAGAGAATCCATCTACATCATCTTCTTCTGTTTTTAAGTAATAGGTTTTTAGTAGATTTTCAAGCTCCAGCTTTACATGCCGCATAACTGCTACAGGTGTCATTTCGCACCTCCGTGTTTCTTAAATGTATATTTATATCCTTGTTCTATTTCATGGTCAAGACGCTGATCAAATACTTCACGCATCCGTTTCATAATGGCTTCTTGATTATATTTATTTATCATTTCTGCAGCGGCTATAGTTACAAGGATCTGCCCTATCTGTCCTTTTTTTCGCATCTCCCTAAATTGTGATGCTGTATATTGTCCTTTTTTATATCTGAAAACCAAAGGCTTATTATTCACAATTCGTGCAAATGTACCAGGTATTTTTACTCTCCGTGCCTTATCTGTCATTAATGCTACAGTAGGCAGTTTTCTTTTTGCTACTGGTCTTCCCTTTTGTCCGGTAAAAACCTTTTCGCCGCCGAGAATTTTAAACTCGGATGCATTTAGTTTGTATCCCGTTACGGTGATAATTCCCTTATTTTCTAAGCTATTATGCTTATTATCTGTTTTTATATATTTATAAAAATCTGCTTTTTTGATATTATATGTTTTTCTAACTTCGATCCATAAAGCAGACTTTCCTGCAGTTATGCTTCTCGACAGTGCTCTGCCTGTTGCTTTTGGAATTCGTGATCTCATTTCGTCTGTCAAATTTTTTATATCAACCGAAGGTGCAAAATCCGCTTTGATTTCGATACTCATTTGAACCGCCTCAAATATAAGTGCATGATTCCCATCTCAGTTATTGCTTTTAAAATTGTATAACTAAGACTGTTTATTTTTAAGAGATTTCCTACCTCATACTTTTTATTATCTGTATCACAAACTGATAGAATTTTATCAGTCATTGCCATAAGTTCATCATTGCTTTGTGCTTTCATTTCATCCGTAACATCAATAAAAATAGCAGTGAGGGCAGATCCGTTTATTGTTATCTGATCAGCGAATTCATCCATATTTAAAAAAGTTGTGATATCACTGTCAATATAATCTTTAAACATAAATCTGCCCTCCTTCCTGTGCTATTTTTTGTTGTTTATAAGTATAGATTAACCCGCCGCAGGCACTTCAACCGTTATTACGATTGCGAATGCATCTATCCGCACTTCGACAACGGTACCTGTTTCGGCTTTGGCTGCCCATGCATAACCGCATGAAACGTTCTCTACTTCTCCGGTTAATGCAGATGGAGTAACCTTCCCAGCGGCTTCATCCCAGTATACAGGAGCGCCCTGAGATATTGCAGCAGTGTTTACCGCAGGTAGTTCATATACACCCGTCATAAACAGTGTGCCTTCTTCATCAGGTGCAATATCATCTGCTGCAACACCAATAACTGTGCTTGCAAGCGCAACCACAGTACCAGCTGCAATAGTGGTTGCTCCACTATTTTTATAGGGCATATTCTGACCTTTTGAAATGTACTTTGCCATAGTAATATCCTCCCTCTTTTATTATTGTCCGGCGTTCTTTGCCATGCCTCTGTAATCACCGGCAACGGCGCCATAGTCCATGTAAATGTTCCATTGAACGCCCAACTGACCAGCCATCTGGAACATGTCGATACTCGGAGCATTGATGCCTTTAAGAAAATCAACTTCAACGGTATCTACCAGTGCATTGTCAGCAGCCAGATAATATGCTTTTGCTCCGGCTACAGTCTTTGAGAGTTCCGCATCTACAATTACAGTCAGGCTATTCCTGTGGATGTTTGTTACCCCCGAATTTATTGCATTCAATGCAGCTGTGGATGTTACCAGTTGGAGTGCCAAATCTTCAAGTTCAGGTGGCACAATGAGATATTTTGCCGGTATGTTCAGTACGCTTTTCCCATCAACGCCGGTTTGTTTTCTCAGCAATGCCTTTAGCTCAGATATAGTGGTGTTACCGAGAGCACCAGCTGTACCCAAGTTTGCCTTGTCAGCGCTATACAGACTCGATGTTTGCAGAATACTGTACACAAGAGCATTTATATCTCTGGCAGCTGCAGCTGCAATCGCCTGAGACATTCTTGAAAACTGACCAATATCATCATTGATGATCATTCTACGGTCAATGCTCAGTACCTCCCCATAGGTGTCCAACTGGCGATCAAACGGAGATCCTGTGCCATAGCTGCCTTCTTTGAGTTCTCCAGCTTTTCCAACCTTCTTAAGAGATCCAAATTCCCCTAATCTGTATGTGGAAGCTGGCTTGAAATCAGGGAGTTCTCCGATTCTGCACCACTGCAGATATGTAGGCTCTGCCATTGCGTAAAATCCGTTTACAGTCTTATTTACTGCCGTGTCCATGATTGCAGGGAAAAATGATCCGCCTTGCATAAATGCTTTGACCAGAATATCTTCTCCGCTCATTCTTGCGGTGCTCTCACCGGTTAATGATACTGCTCGCTCAGCCAATCTTGAGATACTAAATCCCCGCAGTTCGTTTGCACCTTCTGCGGGCTTATCAATTCTCGTACCCATACGCAATGCGATTGCGTCAGCTGCAGCTGCTCTGAATTTATCTCCTTCGTCCAAGGTCGTACCACTCCCTGCGGGAATGCCTTTCAACCTTTTTGAAAGCTCATCCAAAGCAATTTTGCGGACCGCCTCCACTGTAGAGCCTTTTGTGATATGCTCCGAAAGGTCAATGTTGTATTGCCTCTGCATATCCATAATTGTGGTTACGCGCTGCCGTTCTGCCTGTTCTGCTCTTGTAGCAGCTTCTGGATCTGTTTGTGTTGTGCTGCTTGCTACGCCTGTTTCATCAGCAGTTCTGTTCTCTTCGTCCATGTCAGGTTCCTCCTCCGAATAATATTTTGTATTTTCAGCTCGGCTAACACCTACTGTAGGATCAGCCGGCACACTGA